AATTACGGTAGAATTTCTAAAGCCTACATAAGTAAAGACGACTCCACTTTTACAAATTACTTCAAATCTTCTATATATCAAAAAGATCCCGTCTTAGTTAGTTTGTGTGTTCTTTCCGTAAACAGCTCGAATCAGTTAACAAATCCATCTAATGCGTTAATGAAAAATTTGGATACTTACTTATCTGAATATAGGATGTTAACGGACGCTATAAATATAAAACCAGCATACATAATAAACATAAAAGTAGAATTCGAAATTGTCACTCGTCCCAATTATTCGAATGTAGACGTCATAGCTAGGTGCTTAGAATCTATGAAAAGTTATTTTGATATTGCAAGGTGGCAAATAAATCAACCTATCATTCTTTCTAACGTATATTCTACACTAGATATCGTTGAAGGAGTGCAGACAGTAAAATCAATCAATATTACTAATCTTCACGGGGAAAATTTAGGGTACTCTAAATACAGTTACGATGTAAGCGGGGCTACCTTAGACGGTGTTATATATCCAAGTTTGGATCCCAGTATTTTTGAGGTAAAATATCCAAACACGGACATACAAGGTCGGGTCGTAACAGTATAAAAACTAAAAAATGGCAGTATATAAAATATTTCCAGATAAAGATGCTTCGATATACTCAGCTTTTCCCAAAAAAAATACAGGATTAGATGAGATATTAGAAGTGTCCGTAAAAAACTCGTTTAATCAACTAAGCCCAGTACTTGGCACTGGATCTCTATTAAACGAAGATATCGTTAGGTCTTTAGTTACGTTCTCAAACTCTGATTTAAACACGCTAAAATCTTTTACTACAGGTTCTTGGAACGCGTATCTCAAACTCTACTTGGCTAATGCAGAGAATTTATCTCAAAATTATTATTTAGAAATTCGCCAACTTTCTCAAAGTTACGATATGGGCACCGGTCAATATGGAGATTCTCCTGAGACTATGAATGGAGTGTGTTGGTACAGCACATCTTCTTATTTCACAACATCTACTTCTTGGGATGTTAGTCACGGAAAAGTCTACATAACATCAGGAGGAGGTTCTTGGACGAATTTATTAGTCACCCAATCCTTTACCAATAGTTCTGATAAAGACATAAGTTGCAAAGTTACTAATATAGTAGATTCTTGGTTTTCGGGATCTTCAAACAACGGTTTTATACTAAAACATCCAGACTCTATAGAAGGTAACGGCTATTCTTACATGGCTTTGAAATATTTTTCTGTAGATACTCACACAATATACCCCCCATGTTTAGAAATTAGGTGGGACGATAGTTCATACTCTACTGGAAGTCTCTCTGTCATTTCAACAGACGATATGATTCTAACTATAGCAAATAACTACTCCGAATACAAATTGGGTACTAACTATAAATTTAGAATAAATGCGAGGGATAAATACCCAGTTAGACAGTTTACTACAGCTTCATTGTATGTTAACAATAAAGCTTTGCCCCAAAATTCTTATTGGGCAATAAAAGATTTAAAAACCGAGGAAATGGTAATAGATTTTGATGATGATTACACTAAAATAAGCTGTGATTCGATGGGAAATTACCTTATGCTATATACCGGGGGTTTACAACCAGAGAGATATTACAAAATACTAATTAAAACAGCGCTATCTACAGGTGAAACTATCATAGTTGATACGAATAACACAATAAAAATAGTAAGATAATGGCTAAAAGAAGGGTTGATTTAATAAAAAAAGTGTATGGAACAAATACGTACCCAAAGGTCGTAAATACCTCTTTCAGCGAATTAATTACTTCAGAAGTAGAAGAAACAGAAGTCGTCTTAACAGTAGACGAATTTTTTCAAGAGTACGAGAGGCTTTTTTTTGACATACCCATATCTGGGTTGATAAATTCCCACACGTACATGATAGAAAGAAGCACACAATATCTTGGTGGAAACATAGAAGACGAAGAGAAAAAAGCTTTGATAGAGGAGATAAACTCCCTGAGACAGCAACTTTTAGATCTTGGTCAAACTTACTTAACTATTAGTAACATAGCCTAATGGAAATAGTACAAATATCTTACGTCGGATCTGGTCAAACGTATCAAGATTATGCGATTGTTGACGAAAGTTTAATATCATCTAATTTTATAACTCCAAATTTTGGTGCACCTAACGATTATGTAGAATTTTTTGTATACGACGAAAGTGGAACACTAATAGCGAGCAATTACAATCTGGAATCATATAGGCCAGATTCTATAGACCCTCAGACAAACCTGTTTACAGCTTTAACTATCGATCCCCAGAGCGATCTGGAAAGTCTTGGGATCAATAGGGGAGTCACAACGGTACAATATAATTTTTTAAGAGAGCTATTCAATTCAAACTTAGGTAGCCAGTACTTTATAAAAGAAATTTCCCCTTCAAGAACAGAACTTAGGCTTGCAAGCGTAGATATTGGTAATTTTGACATAGAAAACGGGTTCAGCTCTTTCCAGACTTCAGTTTCTACTAAGAACTACTACAACGATTTTTATTTAAATTTTGGTCTTAACTCCCTGGTTTTAGCTGTAAACGCAGCATACACAGAAGACGATACTGATTCTTACTTACTTGTAAAGCTTTACGAACCCCTACCCTTCGATTTTGGCTTAAAATCTCAACTTTGGATAGTAGAAAAAGCAGCAGATTCAGTAAGCTACGAAGTAAATATTCAAATTCCCCCTGAAGATCAAATAGAAGATTTTAGGCTTAGGGGAGCTAATTTTAATATAAAAATAAACGAAAAAACTGGTCAAACTACTCCTTTTTACAGCTATAACAGCCTGTTTAGCTCTAATATTACGTCTTCTGCGCAACAATTAAAGAGTTTTTACGATGATAAAGCCATAGAAATAAATGTAGATTACACTAATTTTGAAAACTTTATTCATTTTTCTAGCGCTAAAGAGAGAATAAATAACTTTGTTTATAAATTACAGTTGATAGAGAGCTATCAAGATCAAATTTCTAATTTAAAGGGATATGGTGGAGGTTCTGGAACTCAAAATGTGACTTCAGGCTCTATAGTTACCTTACAAAATAATATAAATAGGTTAGTAGAGAAGTTAGATACTTACGAATACTATCTATATTTCACTTCAGAGTCTTTTGCTTGGCCAAAATATAACTCGACTAAGCCATATCAACAGGTTTCTGTTACGTCTTCTTTAGCTTCTAACTGGTTGGGCTCTTCAAACGTTAATCCTACTGTATCCACTGCTTCGCTACTTTTTTCAGCTTCTTATTATGATGTTCAAAATCAAAATAGGCTAGTAAATTCTATACCTAATTATTTGGGAGAAGATAGCGATAACGAACCGTACCTTACCTTTTTAGATATGGTAGGTCAACACTTTGACAATATTTGGATTTATTATAGAGACGTATCAAATAGATATAATGCAGCCAACAATCCTCAAAAAGGCATATCCAAAGATCAAGTTGCAGACGCGTTAAGAAGTTTAGGTGTGGAGATATACGCAAATTCTACTATATCTAATAACGTATATTTTTCTCTGTTTGGAGTAAATCAAGATGGATCGTTATTGCCTCCTACTGGATCAGAAATAATAGCCAAAACTGTTACTTCTAGCTTAGAAACTCTCGCTTCTTTTGAAGTAGAGAAGGAAGTTTACAAGAGATTGTATCACAATTTACCTTATTTACTAAAAAGTAAGGGAACAAGAAGATCTATAAGGGCCCTTTTGTCGTGTTACGGAATTCCTGAATCTATATTAGATGTTAAAGAGTTTGGAGGATATAACACAACAGAAAAAATAGGAATACTTGAATTCAACGACGATAAAATAAAGCATTATACAAATCCTTTAGAAATTTCTTCTAGCTTTCTTAACCCATGTTCTACTTTACAGTACTATTCAAACGATAGTTACATTAACTCTACAAACATAGAAGTAGCGTTTTCTCCCTCTGATCTTTTTAACGCTCACATTACTTCTAGCATTCCAAGCTTGAATTTACAAAGTTTGGTAGCTTCTCCAGGAAACTTACTATCAAGCTCTTACGAACAACTAAATTACGTCTACGAAGATTACTTGAGAGATTATTATGTTAAAAGATTCAACGTATGGGACTATATTAGACTCGTAAAGTACTACAATAACTCGATATTTAGAATGATTAAAGACTTCGTTCCAGCGAGGTCTAACGTTTCTACGGGTATACTCATAAAGGATCACATATTACATAGAAACAAGTACGCTAGACACGAACCGGAGGGAGACAAGTCTAGCAATTTCTCTCAGTCTATAGACACCGCTTTTATTAGTGCTTACGCAGCGAACTCTATGTCAGGATCTTCGACTTCTAAGAGTGGGTATTTCACTTCTTCTTTGGGCTATATACCTTTTGTCACAACAGATGGAATAGAAAAATACACCGGAGATTTTCAAGGTACCGCTATAGAAGTCACATCTCTCAACTCTTTTAATCCTCAAATAGAGTATTCTTCCAATGCAAGTCAGAGTTTAATTACACAATCTTTAGTCGCGCTTTATCAAAACGTTTCTAAATCATTGAAATCTAGTAAGTTTTTTGATTTAGATTATTCATATCAACAAAACGTACCAGTCAATTTCGATCTTATACAAACAGCGGTATCTAGATCTAACTCAAATAATTGGAATAATTATTTCTCTGATATTTACGCGCCCTTCGCTTACGTGCAAGATTATAACTATAGCACCAATGCGTTCACAGTCCCTAGATACTACGGTTCTAAAACGCAAAGCAGTCAATATACGTATTACGTTCAGGGAGAGAGCGGGTCTTATGGTAAGACAGCAGCGATAGACAAAATAAAATATCAATTTGCGTATTTGATAGACATATATACGGCCTCTTTAAACCTACCCGGAAGAAGTAATTCTCAAATAAAATATATTTTAGATAACGATCAAAATGTATTAGACTTAACTAAAACAAACGAGAACATATTTTTCACTCAAAATATATTCAAAAGTCAAGAAAACATAAACGTGTCTCTTTTTAATTTCGATCCTAAGAATCCTGACGTGCAGTTTTTAACAAACAAGAAAGATCTTAAAATATACGAAGGCGGATGGAGGTATTCCCCCGTCTTATATTTTATAGCTGGAACTGGAAATTTGTTTTATGAAATAAATCCTCCCATAGCCATTACGGAGCCGACCACGTACACCCAAGGACAACCGACAGATAACTACGTTCCTCACACTGAATTAAGTGTTTCTGATTTCGAGCAAATTGGAGAAGTAAGCCCAGGCATTCAAGGAGGAATTTCTGGGGTTTTCGCGGAATTCAGGTGTACAAAAGTTTTCACTATCGCAGCCAAGCTATACTTAGTCGCTACTAACGAGGGTCAAACCACACAGACTGTTTATTTAGATTTTCCATTGGGTAATCATACTGCGACTGCGTTTTTTCCTGGCTTTAGCGTTTCTGGGGGTAGAATAGCGGCGCAAATTACTGTAGAAATACTACAGGTTTTACAATCGGGTACCCCAACTAGTCCTCAAACAGTGACTTCCACAATTACTAGATACGTAAGTGAAATTCAAGACAGCGATATGGGAACATATAAGGGGGTTTTCGCTCCACTGACTAACAACAGCTCTTCCATTTGGTTATCAGTAACGCAATCTTCTAACTTATATTACGGAAAAGTGGTGCAAAATATTTCTTATGAAAACATAGAAAGTCCTGTTTTTCCAATAGAATTTGGATTTGGAGATATGATTAAACTAAAAGATCAAAAATCTTATGCCAATAAATCTTCCGCAGATCCTGAGAAAAATTTTTGGCCCGAAAGTCTAGAGTATAGAGTAGTCAGCGTTGAACAAGTTTTAGATAACAACGCAAATTTAAGAATTCAACTTAACTTAGACAAACCAATAGATCTCGCTAGCATAGATAACGCACTGAAGCCCACAGAGAGTGAAAGAAGTTTTCCGAGTCCAATTAGCTATTTTATTTTTAACAAGCACGTTCCTGACGAAACAAACGTGATAATTAAATACGATGTAAAATCCAATATTACACAAGATGGTATACTGTATCCACAATACCTTCCCGAAAAAATTAGGCAAGAAGCCGGAAACACCATAAAATCGTTAAAGAGTCAAAACTTAATTTAGTCAATCATTATATT